GGAATTTCCACGCACCCATATCTCACCATTTGGAAAATAATTTCCGATAAAAATGGTGATGTCAGGCTTTGATTCAATAATAATTATCGCAGAAATATCCCTGTCTAAATTGTCAAGCTTGTCCTGTGTCGTAATAATAATCTCGTTCATGTTGCCTCCTTTAAAATATTGTTGATAAGCTGTTTCTCATATTCTTTTGCGCTCAGTTCTTTTTTAATCAATATTATTCTATCTCTCGCCTCTGCCTTTTTGCCCTCTCTAAGCAAGGAAAAGATGTAACTGCATTCTTCTCTTGCTTATGTTTTCTCAAATTAATCCTGTGTTGTTTTGTTTTGGGCTTGGTATATCTCCAGCTTGGGAATTTATCTTTATTTGCATTCCCCTGTCCGCACTCTGCACAGTCAGAGTATCTGCAATTCTTACTGTTCAACATCTTGCTTTGCCGCCTTGTCAGACAGGCGTTGTATGTATATCCGGCACAACCAAGTTTTCTGCAATAGAAGGTGTCAGTTATTTTCATTTTGTAATTTCCTCTATCTGTTCTACAACCCAAAAGTCAATTACCTTATCCCCATCGTATAACTTGACGAGATATAGGCAATCTTCTTTTTTCTCTATTGTCACGTTCATAATTTTTATTCTTTCACAAAAGTTTATATAAAGTAAAACCAATAATATTAATAGATGTATTAGGTGTTTTTATAGGGCGTTAAACAGCCGAATTTGTTTTTTATGTTCTTCAAATCTTTCAACAGCCGCCTTATAATAATCACTATCAAGTTCTATCCCTGTAAATTCAAGATCAAGGTTGTAACAAGCGATGGCAAGGCTAAAGCTCCCTCCATGTGTGTCCAGAATTTTGTCCCCCTTATTAGCATAGTTCTTTAGGAGCCATTCATAGAGCTTTACGGGCTTTTGGGTCGGGTGAATCTTATTGAGTTGCATGGGATTCAGCTTGTAAATCCGTGCCAGTTTATCAAATGAAGTCCAAGCCTGCTCGCAATCGGCGAAATCCCGCCCATACATTGACTCCCCTTTGTCCCATACGAGATAGCATCTATGAGAGGGGAGCGGAAAATAATTGCCACCCCATATTATCTGGTTAACAGAAATCCGCCTCAATTCTTCAAAGTATGATAATGGGGGGGGCGACGAGTCCCAGTCATTCTTTCTCCTGACTCCGTTTTTAATAAGCAATCTTTCAATTTTTCCTATGCCGTGCCCCGCATTTATCCCATACGGCGGGTCAACAATACAAAGTTCAATTTCTCTATCCTTTATATGTTTCAAAACATCCATGCAGTCGGCATTAATCAGCAGGATATTCCCGCTTCTGTGATGAACTGGGAATAAGGACTGTAGCCTATCCTGCAAAATGTCTTGCGTGTTCATAGCCAGTTGTGAATTTTTGCATGGCAGGGGTTACAAAGTGAAATAAGATTTTTTTTGCTGTTTATCCCGCCATTCTGGAGTTGAATAATATGATGTCTGATTTCTGCCTTATTATTGCAAGCAAAACAAAAAACATGACTTCGTAAGGAATGGCGTTTGAATTTCACCTTGTCAAACTTTTGTCGTCTAAGGTGAAATGATTCTTGATGTTGAAAGGGAATTTTGAATTGAGAATACCTAAGAAGAAATTCAATAGTCTTTTGTGGATTAAGGGCTGATTTCCCAAATTTATAATTATTCTTCCCACAAATAGACCAGAAATGCTTCACGAGCATTTTCTGTTGTAAGTTTGGTTCTATTTTAGTAGATGAAAGATTCTTCACTTTCTCCCCCGTCAAGTTTTGCCATTATATTAACTCCATATCCTTAAAATTAATCTTCCCTAAAACCCTTGTCATTGCTTTTTCGGCAGATCCCTTTGTTCTAAAGTTTCTGAATATTTTTACGGTTATGTCTACTCCCTTAATGTGTTCGATTTCTTTCTCAATATACCAATACCCATCAGAATTCTTGTCGCATTTTTTTGTTATTGTCCAATCCACCTTACACCCCCTGATATATCGCCGTTGCCAATGCAAGCAAGGCGAGGGTTATAAAGATTGTCCATGCTATGTTAGACCAGTTAAGCCTATCCTCGTAATTTTTGCGTCTTATGTATTCGTGGTTTGTCATACTATTGCCATGCCTCCCTTTTTTTTTTGGGGCCTGCGTGAGTGCTAACATTTTGCAGGGCCCGTTAACTTTCATTTAACAACGCTTGCCTCAGTCTTGCGACTATGTGAGGTTTTATCTGATAGGCTTTGTTCATGTTTTTATTATACATAATTTCATAGCTTTGTCAACATTTATTTTCATTTATTTTAACTTTTTTCTAACCCATTGATTTTAAAAAGATAAACCTGTTAATAACTTTTAGCTTGATTTTTTAATTCAGATATGTATAATATTCCTATGCGTAAAAAACTTTTAAAAAAATTGTCGGCAAGCCTAAAAAGGCAATCTCTCAATTCCCTTGCTAAAGAAATAGGATTCAAACAATCTACATTATGGCGGATAGTGCAGGAACAATCAGCAGGAAGTATCAATAACTGGGAAAAAATAGAAAGATATTATAATGGCAAACATTAAATCGCAGCGCATTAAGTTATCTGATTTTGAGGTTATGGAGATTTACCGGAAAGCGATTGAGAAGAAGGAAAAATACAGCACGCCCTATTTCCTGAGCATCAGGACATACGGGATACGGGATTGGACGAGTTTTAAGAAAAGGGTAAGGAAGATAATAGGGAAATGAAAATCCTAATCACTTGCGCCCTAAAATAATGACATTATTTTTAGGTAGGAGTATAATTGGAAACATGATGAACAGAATGAGTGTTCAAAAATTCATTAACAATTTTAATCCGCCCCGGAACTATTGCGCTCGCAATAGAGACAGTATGCTCATTCCATATTGCTATTGTCCGGGGTGGTTCAAAGTTTTTAAGGGGTAAAGATGGCAGACCGAAATCTTGTTGCAGCGCTTGAGTATCTCCATAAATACCAGTTTTCCGTTATACCGGTAAATTCGGATAAAAAACCACTTATAAAGTGGGAAGAGTATCAAAAACGACTTGCCTCAGAAGTTGAGGTCAGGAAATGGTGGCAAACCTTCCCCAATGCTAATGTAGGTATAGTTACAGGGGGCGTAAGCAAGCTGTGTGTTTTTGATACAGACGATGAATCAGCAGACAGGTTTTTTAATGAGTTACTGCCAGACCAAACCGCCTGCCCGGTCGTAGTAACTCCACGAGGAGGAAAGCATTATTACTTCCGTTGCCCTGATGATAAAATCTCAAACAAAGCAATGATTAGGTCAGAGCATCTTGATTTTAGAGGCAATGGTGGTTATGTTGTTGCAGCACCATCGGTTAATGGCAACGGCAGGGCATACCGCTTCCTACCAGAGTGTCATATCAAAAATGTTCCCATACCAGCACTTCCTGCAGACCTCTTATCTCTCTTTAATAATAATGTATTAGTAGTTTCTGACGCGCGCGCGTGTGGGGACTCCATGGGGACTCCATGGGGAGATATGGGGAAGAAAGATACACTTTTTGCGAGAGGCCGCCGGGATGCAGACTTATTCAGCGTTGCGAATGCTCTTACAAAAGGGGGGATGAAAGACGAGTCAATCCTGCAAGTCCTTGAAAACATTGCAAAATCTTGGGGGGAAGAGCATCTCGCATCTTGGTTTGAAGACAAAATCAAAAGTGCAATCAAGCGCAAAGAGCATCGGGAGGTGAACATTATGGCTGAAGTAAGGCGTTACATATCGTTAGGAAACCGTGACATATCGTTACTTGACTGCTACAAAACGTTAAAGGAGCTCCAAAGTGTGACAACCGTTATAAAGCGTGACAACATTAGACAGGCTTTCCACAGGCTTAAAGCTGAAGGATATATCAAAGCAGGGGCAAGGGATGGATGGTATATCCGCATAGATAATCTATGCGAGGACATGGACATTGAAAACGTATCAACTGAAACTCATCCGCTAAAAATGCCGGTTGATTTAAGGAAGTGGGTTAAAATTATGCCTAAGAACATAATTATACTTGCCGGAGCCAAGTCATCAGGGAAAACAGCCTTTCTACTCAATACGGCATTTCAAAACAGGAACCACAAGAAAGGTGTTTACTATTATAATTCTGAAATGGCAGTTGAGGAGTTACGCATAAGATTAGATTGTTTTGGGAATGATTATCCGCTTGGGGAATGGGGGAAAATTAAATTTAAAGAACGGGGCAGAGATTTTGCAGACATCATAAAACAGAACCCTGATGCAATACATATTATAGATTTTTTGGAAATATACGAGAATTTTTATGAGATAGGCTTGCCTATTAAAGATATATTTGATGCTCTTGGCAAAGGGATTGCGATTGTAGCGATACAGAAAAATGTAGGTGTTGAACTTGGTCTGGGAGGCGCAAGAAGCATAGAAAAGGCAAGGCTTTATTTGTCGCTTGATAGGGGCAGGATTAAGATAATTGATGCAAAACTATTTGAGCAGCGGAATATAAATCCAAGAGGATGGATACTCAATTATAAACTCACAGATGGCTGTCATTATTTCCCTGATGCTCAGGGGTGGCACGAAGAGGAAGAAAATTTAAATTTCACCAAAAGAGAGGGGGCAAAATGGAGGAAACAGGTGTAGTTGATGTCAGAGAAATTTTGGAAAAGGCATTACAAGAGGCAGAAGAATTTAGAAAAAATCCGGTGATAGGTGATATATCTTATAATCAGACGAATGATTATATCCTGATAAACACAGGGCTTAATTATATTTACGATGTTGATGTTAAACAGTTAAACAGTAAGAAGGAGGTTCTTAACTGGATATTTCACTTAAACCAGAAAGTCTGGATGACAAATCAAAAAATGGGCGATTTTATAAAAATGATTTCAAGGATCACTGATATTTGGGATATAATCCATACAGGAGGCATAAAATGACAGATAACCACAAGGACATACTACGTTTCAGGCAACTATTCTGGGATTTCTACTATGGTGAAATCTCACTTGCCGAGATGCAAGCCACAGTTGCAGAGATTGTCAACAGGCAGGGAAGTTTAGAGTTTGAGGGGTAAAGTTGAGCATCTTAATCGGCATAGACCCGTCAATAGTGCAATGTGGTTGGTGCATATCGTTTGAACGCAAGGAAGTTTCAGGGCTTATCAAGCCAAGAGGTGAAACCATTGCGGAGCGTCTGCAATCACTTGCAGTTGAGCTAAAGCATGTCTGCCTTGCCCCTAACGTCCCATTCCCTCAACAGGCAGTTGTAGAGCTACCTGCTGCGTTTACCTATGCCCGAAGTCAGGGCAAATACGGGAAGTCTCTGAACGCCGACAGCTTGCAGAAGCTCAATCTGGCAATCGGGGTGATATTCGGGACCTTACATGCGCTGTCAATCCCTGTTGAGTTTGTGCCTGTCCTTTGGAAAGGGAAAATGACGAAGGGATTAGCGCAAACAATCACGAAAGAAAAGAATCACAATGTTGCAGATGCGATATTAATAAGTCGTTGGTATCTGGCAAGAAAGGCAAAATGAAAATCAAAATCACATTTTGTTAGGCGTGATTTCTGGCGAATGTGAGCAGAAATGGGAAAACCAGAGACAAGGCAAGCCTTAAATTTCTCTCCAGAGCCACAGAAACCGCCCCAGTTCAATTTAAAAGGGTCATAAGGCAGTCTGCCATACCCTCCGATACCAAAAGCCTTAAAACCGCCTTTCCTTTTGGCCATAAGTGGCTTTGATTTTTTTAACAAGTTTTTCAATCTCTTTTTGCAGCTGGTCGTCAACAAGTTTTTCAATCACCGTCATTTTTGACTTCTTCTTTTGCTCAAGTGTCATAGTTTACCCTCCTCTGTCTGCAATATTTTTTCAATCATTGCCAGTATTAACTGGTTCATACTGGTATTTCTATCCAGTGCCAATTGTTTTAGTTTTTTGTGGTCTGTGTCGCTTAGCCTAATCAGATATTGTTTCATTTGTTTAGCCTCTCCGTTATCTCTGCCAGATATTCGCCATAGCCGAGTTTGTCCAGTTTTTTAAATATTGACAGAGATGGTTTTTTGTGTCGTTTGATTATCGTATCCCAACAGATACGGAGCGTTACAATTTGTCCGATTGCCGCCCATTCTGTTGGCGTAAATAGTGTATGATTCCTGCGGATTAGCTCCGCGAAAAAATCATGATTATTTTTATACATTTTTGCGCCTGTCAGGTTTGCGCCTGTCAGGTCTGCGCCTGTCAGGTATGTGCCTGTCAGGTCTGCGCCTGTCAGGTCTGCGCCTGTCAGGTTTGCGCCTGTCAGGTCTGCGCCTGTCAGGTCTGCGCCTGTCAGGTCTGCGTCTGCCAGGTCTGCGCCTGTCAGGTTTGCGCCTGTCGTCAGGTTTGCGTCTCTCAGGTCTGCGTCTGTCAGGTTTGCGCCTGTCATTTTTGCGCCTCCGAGATATGCGTCTGCCAGGTCTGTGCCTGTCAGGTCTGCGCCTGTCAGGTTTGCGCCTGTCATTTTTGTGCCTCCGAGATATGCGCCTCTCAGGTATGCGCCTGTCAGGTCTGCGCTGTTCCCCTCAACCGCCTCGGTAAAAGAGGTGTATTTACCTGCCTCAACAATTACTACGCCTGTGTATCTATTTTTTATTTCCGTGTTCATTTGTTTTCTCCTTTTTGCCGTGCCGCCCTTGCAGGTGCGGGCTTACCGGCCCGGCTTGATATTAATATATCATAGCTATATATCATTGTCAAAACAATAATATTAATAGTTTGATAGGTTTTATTAATAAGGATTTATCCTTAGCAATTACCTTGCCAGATAAGCGCATAAGATAAAAATAAATAACTTGTAAAAAATATGGTAGAAGAGTATAAAGATAGTGTGGTAGCAAAACAAATGTCCGGCGGGATTAGTCTCAACGAAAACAAAACCGGAGATAACAACGCTTGCAGAGGCGGAGGTATCTCACATGCGAAAAGAAACCTGAGAATATCAAACGACTAAGGGGCTTAGTAGCAGATTCGGAACATGCTTGCCACAGCACAACTTCTGTCTGAAAAACCAGCACTATACTGGAAGAGATTTGCCCGATTACCTGATAACTCATAAAACAAATTCCACACGCTCCGTCAAAGCAACTGCATTTGACAGCCATTAACAACCCATATCACACTATCAACCGCACCAAGTTAATCAATCCTGAGCCATTTTAGACGGTATCATATTCGGTAAGCATTTACCCTTTTGGGGCATAACTAAAATAATCCTTGACTTTTTACCCCAAACGTGTAATGCTTTATTCCATGAGTGCAAAAAACATACTAAAAACAGGTAAAAAACCACAAAAAAAACGTGAACTGACTCTCCGACAGAAAAATCTCCGGCGTAGAATCCTCAAAGGTAACACATCTGTTACACAGGCAATGATTGATTCTGGATATTCTAAAAACACAGCCCAAGCGTTGCAAAAAGAAACATTAGCAAAACTGGGAATCCCCGAATTAATGGATGAAATGGGGATGAACGATAAACGATTATTGCAGGTGCTTGATGATGGACTGAAGGCCGATAAAATTATATCCTCAATGATAATTTCAAAGTCCGGTGATGAGATGCAGGATGCTCATGGTTTGACAAAAGATTTTGTAGAAGTTCCAGACCATCCGACAAGACATAAATTTTTAGATTCAGCATTAAAATTAAAATCGCATTATCCAAAGGAAAAGATTGAAATAGAGGGATTAAAAAATTTGTCGGAACGCCTTGCGCGGGCCATTACGAGGGTAAAAAATGGCAAAGGCTGAAGATAACAGTTTTGCCAAACACATTGAGCAGTTTATTGATAAACCATTAGATTTTGTATTATTTGTTTTTGATTGGGGAGTTGGGGAGTTGGAGGGTGAGACAGGCCCCGATAAATGGCAGACTGAGCTATTAACACTGATCGGCACAAAAACACTCACAATAACAGAGGCAATACAAATAGCGGTGCGTTCCGGTCATGGCATTGGCAAATCGGCTCTTATCGCATGGATTATTCTCTGGTTTATTTCCACCCGCCCTCATCCGCAGATAGTTGTAACCGCTAATACATCATCACAGCTCGATACTAAGACATGGCGCGAACTTGCCAAATGGCATAAACTCGCAATTAATAGGGAGTGGTTTACATGGACGGCTACAAAGTTTCACCTCAATGCACATCCCGAGACATGGTTTGCCGCTGCTATTCCGTGGAGCAAACAGAGAGCGCAGGCATTCGCGGGAACGCACGAGAAACATATACTGATGTTATTCGATGAGGCCTCTGAGATTGAGGATATTATCTGGGAGACGGCTGAGGGCGCAATGACGACAGAGGGCGCAATGTGGATAGCGTTTGGCAATCCAACGCAAAACACAGGCAGGTTTTCAGAGTGTTTTAAAAAATATCGGCATCGTTGGATTACAAGAGAGATTGATTCCAGGACTGCAAAAAAAGCAAATATAACGCAGATTCAAAAATGGATTGATGACTATGGAGAGGATTCTGATTTTGTGAGAGTAAGGGTAACCGGTCAGGAGCCAAGAAGCGGCTCGTTGCAATTCATCCCCAATGATATTGTTGAAGCGGCAATGGGGCGCAGCATTGCAAAACATGAGGTTATACATCAAGCCAAGGTCATCAGTGTTGATATAGCACGATTCGGAGACGACCAAAGTGTTATTTGCAAACGTCAGGGGTTAATGGTATGGCCGCTATTGAAATTCCGAAAAATAGATTCAATGACATTAGCCTCTCGCATACATCAAGAGGCAGAGTTATGGGGCGCAGACGGCATATTGCTTGATATGGGTAATATTGGAGCCGCAGTCTATGATTATCTTACGGTTAAACTTGGGCGTAAGGATGTTATAGGGGTTTGGTTCGGTTCAACGGCAACGAACGATAAAAAATATTTCAACAAACGTGCTGAGATGTGGGGCGATGTGTTGGAAGCCCTTAACGCAGGTCTATGCCTGCCGGAAGATAAAGAGTTACGTGATGATTTAATCAGTCCTCAATATGGGTTTGATAACAAAGAGCGCATACAATTAGAGAAAAAAGAGGATATGAAAAGCCGTGGTATTGCATCTCCTGATAGTGGTGATGCAGTTGCAATTTCATATGCTCAAGTGATACTGCCTAAGAGCAAAAAACCAAAAACATCAAAAGATATTGCATTTGAGCAAACAGAAGACTGGTCTCCGTTTGATAAGGAGTATGCGTGATTATCAGAGATATGGCATACGATGATATAACTGAGGTTGTAAAGCATGGTAAACTCATGCACGCTGAGTCATCCTACAAAGATTTAAAATTCAACGATGATAAATGTATAAACCTTGCGGCATCGTTGATTAATTCACCGGATGGTTTTGCAGTTGTGGCTGAGGAGCAGGGCGTTATACTCGGTGTGATGGCAGGCATACTATCTGAGCATTGGTTTAGCTCTGAGATTATGGCAAGCGATTATATTTTTTATGTGCATCCCGATTATCGCGGTTCTTCTGCGGCTGTGCGTATGATAACTAAATATCAGGCATGGGCGATTGTAAAAGGAGCAAAAACTGTAACAATAGGTATATCGGCTGAGATAAATAATGATGAGGCGGCTAAACTATGCGAGCATTTAGGGATGAGACGGAGTGCAATACTGATGAGGATGGATATATGAGCAATAACACATTTTATACAATCACCGCTCAAATACTCAGGCAGGGCAGGGACTGTAAGTTTAAGCCTGTCCGCAAATGTATTCCTGTAGAGACGGACAAAGAATGCCGGCAATGTGTGATGGAAAAACTCAAACTTGCAAGGGTGGTGAAATGAGTATTGATAATATAGGATATGGCGCAGGAGGTGGGGTATTAGGAGCGATACTATCCTACCTGGGTTTTAAGCAAAGACTTGATAGGATGCAGGTTGAGATTGATACAAAAGTTACATGTGCGACATTTGATGCAACAATAAATGCAATCAAGGAACAGCATAAGTCTATGGATAAGAAATTAGATATTATCGTTGAACACAGTTCAAGAAGAAGAAAGGGAGAGGGTTGAGGAGATGAGTTTAAGCAAAGAACAATCTCTTTTTTTAAAGGATGTAGTTAAACTCTTAACCTTTGCCTCGGCAACAGGATTTGATACAACAGGCGGAGAATTATATCGCACTAAAGAACAACAGGACATCTATGTTAAAGAGGGCAAGAGCAAGACTTCAAATAGCTATCACTTAAAAAGACTTGCAATAGATTTACATTTTTTTAAAGATGGCGCTTTGATTCAGGATAAAGCGTTATTACAGGCAATAGGAGATTATTGGGAATCACTGAATCCGATTAATAAATGGGGCGGAAATTGGAGCAGTTTTATGGATTGTCCGCATTTTCAGCGGAGCTACAAAGGAGGATAGTATGAACTGGTTAAAAGGTTTGGATTTAAAGGCATTAGGCGTTATATTTGTAACATCGGGGATGTATCTCAAACAATCTCCGCTTCTAACAGGAGATAGAAATGTATCAGGTTAAACCCGTATATAACAAAGACTACGCTCCTGGGTTTACCGGTTTTTCCATGCACGATAGCGCAGGTCTGTCAAAGGGTATAAGCTGGTTACAAAGTATTGAGGAGGCTGTATCCTTCATTGAGGAGATACGCAAGCAGACCTATTCACCTCGTTTTAGTGAGACGGAATTAAAACAGCCTCCGTCTCATGTATTCAAAGTCATCAATAAAACTAAGGGTGTTGAGAGCGCAGAGGAAGGTGTTGAATATTTTGATCTTCAGGAACGCATTAACGACCCTCACCTGAGGATTGTATTCAGAGAGCCGCAAAGACTCAATGTAAAGGCGATAAACCAGATGTTTAATTATGCTGAAATACTGGAGAATAGAGAAAAGCCCTATGACTATACAGGACTTGTAGGAGCGGCTATCAGGATACTAAGCCCTCTAAATAAGATACTGCCATTTCTAAATAAGCTCCCAAATCCTTTGAGCTTTAACGGGCTTTACTGCTCGGCTTTTGATGCGGACTGCAATAAACATACAGACGAATATATGAAGGAAAAGATATACAAGAGATACCACGTAACTCGCATTGATCCTGTGATATGGTGGTTTATGTTTCCGTGGAAACCATTAAAAATAGATGTAGGAGGTAACGGATAATGTGCTTTAAATCAAATACTGTTTCTGCTCCGGCGATTCAGCAGGCTCCTGCGCCTCCGAAAGAGACGGACAAAGAAATTGATGATGTGGTGAACAAGGAAAGGGAACTGGCAAGAAGGCGTAAAGGCAAGAAGTCAACAATTCTAACATCGGGTATGGGCTTGCCTGATACGAATACAGGACAACAGAAGCAATTACTCGGACAATAGGGAGGTGAAAATGAAGAAAGTTATAGTATTAAGCATAGTGCTGATACTGATTATTGCAGGATTAGCATTAGGCGCAGGGGTTGTAACACAGACAAAGTCAAGGTTGAGTGAGAATGTTGAGGTTATCAATATAGATATTGTTGCGGACGCATCGGGCAATATTGCGCTTGATGCTTCAGGCAACGCTACGACATTCTCAACTGAGGCGTTTAATGGTTTTGTCTTTCTGGTTACAACGAATCCGGGGACTCCATCCCCTACATCAAGCTATGATGTTTACCTTTATGATTCCACAGACACAAGTCTTGATGTTATGGGTGGACAGCTTGTAGATAGAAGCCCGACTCTCAGTCAACAGTTATTGCCTAAGATTGGCGGAGTTACAGTAGAAAAGGGGCGGTATGTGCAAGGCGGATTAAGTGTTGATGTTTCAAATAACACAGCGTCAAATGCCGTTATCGGCTTAAAAATATATTACAACAAGGACATAAAATAGGGGGAATGTAACGATGAAAAAGTATTTAGCGGGATTCATGGTTTTGGTTTTTTTGATGGTTTCGGTTATAGCGTATGCTGCGCCGGGCTATTGGTGGAATCAGGAGTTAAAGGCAACGAGTGGTAAGGATGGTAGAAGCTGGCTGCATATATTTACAGGTGCAGATATTATTTTTGAGGGAGCAACATCGGATGATTACGAAACCACATTAACAGTTGAAGATCCGACAGCAGACAGAACAATAACGCTACCTGATTATATCGGCGGTTTACCGCTTGTTGTTGGTCAAAGCAATACAACAACGACAATAACAGGGGCAACATCAGGGGATGTTACGGGGTCAAGCATTACATTGCCAGCGGGATGGGTTTCAACGGGCAAGACTCTAAGATGGACTGTTGTAGGCACAAAGTCAGGCGCTAATGCACAAATGAAAGTGCATTTATATCTATTAAATGCGGATGTAATGAGTCTGACAGCATCCGACAATACAGCAGCGGATTGGAAGGCTGAGTTTATTCTGTCTGCTAAATCAGGCACGGCCTCACAGAATATTTCTGGATGTTTTTATGCTACTAACTTAGCTCCGCAATGTGATTACGCAACAGCTACAAAAGACGCATCGGGTTCAACAGTTGCAAAAGTGAGAATACAGAGCCAGAACGCATCGGATAATGTTACATCCGAATACACGCTAATTGAGCATTGGGTGAAATAAGTGGACAGTAAAGAGCTTGTTAAATTTGTAACAGGCAGACAATCTCAGCTTGAGTCCAAGCGGACAGTGTGGGAACAGGAATGGCAGGAGATTGCCGATAATGTTATCCCTATCCGTGAGGACATCAGAGGCACGTTACAGTCAGGCCAGAGGCAGGGAACTAAGATATATGACGGAACGCCTGTTAGCGCCGCAATACTGGCAACAGACGGCATACACGGCTATCACGTCAGCCCTGCCTTTACATGGTTTAAGTATGCAATGGCACGCAGAGGGCTTGATAAACTCCATGAGATACGGGAATGGCTGCAAGACGGCGTGGAGTTTGCGGTTTATACCGCCCTCAATCGCAGTAACTTCTATGATGAGGCGTGGTCTTGGATATATGACGGCTTGACTCTTGGTACTGCGCCTCTGTATGCAGAAGAAGACATAGGCGAGGGCAAGATAGTTTTTGAGTCAGTGCATCCAGGGGAAATTTATATTGCTGAAAACAAATACGGTGAGATAGACGTTGAACATAGAAAACGCAAGCTGACGGCTCGTAAGATGATTCAGAAGTTCGGAGAGAAGAATGTCCCTGAAGCAATCAGGCAGTCATACAAAAAGAATCCCTTTACTGAACACGAAGTGCTTCATGCCGTATTTCCAAGAGAGGACTGGGATGAACGAAAGAAAGGCGCAAAGTTTAAGAAATACGCAAGTGTATGGATAATGGGACAGGACTTGTTAGGAGAGTCGGGCTATGATGTTTTCCCCTATGCGACATGGCGCTACCAGAAAAGCGGTAAAGAGCCATACGGCAGGAGTCCGGCAACAATGGCGCTGGCTAAGATTAAGGGCGCTCATATCAAAGAGAAGTCTTTAATCGGGCTTGCACAGTTGCATCTTGACCCGCCGTTGAACGTGCCTGTTGAGATGAGAGGCAAGGTGCAGTATAAGCCCAGAGGACGGAATTATTTAGACGATATGTCAAGAGCAATTAGTCCTATTGAAACAGGCAAGGCAGCATTCCCTATTGGTATTGAGATGCTTGAACGAGACGATAAGATTATCAGGGATTTCTTTCATGTGGATTTCTTTTTGATGTTGGCACAGCTTGAAGGCAGAGGCAATAGAACGGCCTACGAGGTATCTAAGTTACAAGAAGAGAAGGCGGCTGTATTAGGCGCTGAACTTGCGCCTCTGAACAAACAGCTTGATGCGGTGCTTGATTTTGTTTTCTACATTGAGTCAAAGGCAGGGCGCATACCGCCTCCGCCCGATATTCTCATGGAACTGGCTGGAGAAAGGTTTGACCCTGTTTATATGGGGCCTCTGGCACAGGCACAGCGAAGGCTATTTGGAACTCAGGGCATAAGAAGCGGCTTAGAGGCTTTAGGACCATTGGCATCGGTTAAGCCTGAAGTGCTTGATCTGATAGACACAGACGAGACGGCAAAAATCATGCTTGAAAGTTCGGGCTTCCCTCAGAGTGCAATGCTTACGCCGGAGAAGGTTAAGGCGTTAAGAGATGCAAGAGCGCAGGCAATAGCGGCAGAGAATCAAAAAGAAGATGCACTGGCACTGACTGAGGGCGTTAAGAAAATGGCAGCGGCTGATAAGGATTCAGGCGCTATTCAATCGGCAATGGCAGCAGCAACACAGGGAGGGGCATAATGAGAGCAATCAGGGTAAGGGCAATAAGAAAGCAGGCATCACAGACAATGCCGGTAACATGGAAGCGTGGATTTAAGAACTGGTATCGGACTACGAAAAAGCAGTATTTACAGGCAAAGAGGGAGGGTGCATTTGCATAGACTTGACACATACCCCAACAAAGAGCTTATTGAGGCATACAGGGCCGTATTTAGTCATAAGAGGGCGGATGAGGTTCTCTATCACATGCTATATGAACTTGGAACTTTTACGGACATGCCTTCAATGACAGCGGAGGATTTTGCATTAAAGAACTACGGCAGCCGCATATTGAACATACTCGGAGGCGGTGAGATTAAACAGGACACCTTTAAAGAGCTTATTAAGAGGGTGCTTATGCAGCCTTTACTAAAAGAAGAGAAAGAGGAGGATTAGATTTATGGACGAGGACACTAATATTGAGGCCGGAGGCGACGAGGGCGGAGATAAGAGCGTATCAGTAGAATTTCCAAAATGGATGAGCAGTCTGCCGGATGCTTACAAGACAGACGCAAGGTTTTCCACATTTGAAGAGCCTGCAAAGGCTTGGGATAAGTTTGCGACCCTGCTTGATGCGGAAGGCAAGGTGATAGCGATTCCTGATGAGAAAGCTACTGATGAGGATAGAGCTTCTTTCTTTACGAAGCTCGGCAGGCCTGAGAAGGCTGAAGGATACTCCATTAAAAAACCAGACTCTTTACCTGATGAGCTTTACAGTCCAGAGGTGGAGGCTGCCTATCGCACATTTGCACATAAAGAGGGTCTCTCCGATAAACAGGCAAGTGGTATCTATAGTTGGTATTACGGACTTGTTGCCTCGGAAACGGCTAAGAGCAAGGAAGCGATAGACAAAACTATTAATTCCCTGAAAGACGAGTGGAAGGGAGACGACTATAAAAAGAACGTTGAACTTGCACACAGAGCTTTCAATGAATTTAGCAATGACGATGTAGCGGAGTTTATAGATAAGACAATGGCGGATGGTGTGTCATTAGGCAATCATCCGGTCTTTTTGAAACTCTTTGCCAACATTGCAAAGTCTATCATGGATGATAGCGCAACAGGTGATAGAGGGGGTTCAGGAGGAGGGGAACCTGACGATGAGGCAAAAGCCCAGTCTCGCTTCCCTAAGACGAAGTTTAAAAAATAAAGGAGGACTAAAGTGGCTACTTTAGTTTCTAAATACTCGCTTGTAGAGCAGGCGAAAAGGATTGACCCAAGCGGTAATCAGGCTCAGATTGTAGAAGTCCTGAACCGCAAAATGGGCGAGATACTTACAGATGCTCCTTGGCTGCCGTCTAACGATGTATGGACTAACAAGACGACCAGAAGGGCATCATTACCGACAGGCACAAGAAGGAAACTCAATCAGAGGGTTACGGCTTCAGTATCAAGGACAACTGAGATACTGGATGTTATAGAGACCCTTGAAGATTACTGTGATGTGGATGCGGCTCTTGTTGATTCTATGCCGTCTCCGGCAGTATTCAGAAGCGGCGAGGTGGATGCGTTTATAGAAGGATTAGGACAGACAATTGTTTCCGACATCCTGTATGCAAACGCAAACTCAGACCCGGACTCAATGCACGGACTGGCTGCAAGGCTCGGCACGATTGACTCAAGGTTTGTCATAGGCGCAAGCGGAACAGGCTCAGATGTTACAAGCGTCTATATTGCAACATGGGGGCAGCAATACGCTTTCTTGACCTATCCTAAGAACATGGCTGCAAATATCGGCGTTCAGCATGAGGATAAGGGACAGGTAACATCAGAGACCTCAGACGGGCTTATGGAGATTTACAGAGATCACTTTGTAATCAGATGCGGTCTGGTTGTAAGGAATCCAAGAGCAATCGGCAGGATTGCCAACATTGAGAGCGCAGGGGCAAGCAACACCTTTGATGAGGACGACCTTATCACTCTCCTTAACAACATGGAGACAGGCGCGGGGACAAGGATATATGTTAACGAGACAATCCTTACCCAGATGCAGATAAGGGCTAAAGATAAAACCAATGTTAACTACACTCCGGGTGGAAACGCTTTGAGTGGTGAACCGCCTCTGTATTTTCAGAGTGTGCCTATCCGCAAGATAGCGCGTGAAGTCCTGCTTAATACAGAAACGGCTATATCCTAAGGAGGAGGTGAAAATACTATGAGCAGAAGAGACTCACAGCTTTTGTTTTCAGACGCTCAGGCGATAACAGCCAATGCAACGACAGTGGTATCGGAAAGTGTCGTTGACTTAGGCGCACAGTATGACCATACTGGGACAATCCTTGCTCAGTTCGGGCCTGAAGGCGGGCCGAGGCTTGTTGTTACGATAGATACAAAGCCGACCGCAGGAACGGCGCTCTATCTTGAACTTCAGGACTGTGCAACGGCAGATGGCACTTACAAGCCAACCGGCATAGGCATTGATTCGGCAAACGCCATACCGATTGCGACACTCGTTGCAGGGTATGAGATAATCAATGTCCCGCTTCCTCATTCACTCAGAAGGTTTCTGACGGTTCTATACACGACCACAGGAGACCATTCGGCATCAGTAGGAACGGTTAATGCAGGGATTCAGATGGGCGCACCGACACAGAACACAGCACCTGTAAGGGTGTAAGGTAGTAAAAACAGGAGAGGGTGTAAAGCCCTCTCCACTAAATAAGGAGGATAGCAGAATTGAAAAACATGCCAGCAACAGCAGACGATATTAAATATCGGAGCGAATCAGATGCTCGGACAATGAAGGAAGCCGAAATGATTAAGAAAGACCCCAAGCGCATGAAGGCTGCAATGGGATTAATGAAAGAGGAAATGGCAGCATTGCACGAGGTAATGGGAAGCCCTGAGGATATGGAGAAACAGGCAAAGGGCAGATTTAAAGGAACTTACAAAGAAGAAAAAAAGGAGGCTTAGAGATTTATGTCAGACGGTAAATTTTCAGTTCAGAGTTCGTTTATTTTCGGTGGAATAGTGCGAAGGGAAGACGCCGTGTTGACAATCGGCGAGGGTGATTTAGCGGCAGAGGTTGCATTAGGAGTGCATCCCAAGACTGGTAAGCCGATGTCAGGCATACTCAATCATTGCAGTCCTGAAAACGAGGCGGCAGATGCGGCTATTGCAGAACTTAAAGAACAGGGCGCAAAGATACCGCCACAGCCCGTTTATCCAGATACAGACGAAGAGACAAGGATTGATGAGATAAGGGCTGAGATTGAAGGCATGGGCGCAGCCTACGATAAGCGATGGGGCTTAAAGAGGCTGGAGATGGAATTAACCAAAGCTAAAAAAGCAAGAGGGCTATAAAAAATGTCATCTCAGATTGAGATATGCAATCTCTCTCTTATCAAATTCGGGGATGTTACAATCACCGACATAAACGATACCACATCCAAAGAAGCCCGTTCATTGAAGGCGATATGGAATATCAAGCGTGATGAACTGCTAAAGAAATTTCCGTGGAACTTTGCAATGGCGCGGGCTGATTTGGGAGCACATACTACCACAACTCCATTAGGGGATGAATACGATTATGAGTATTCCCTGCCGTCTGGATGTCTGAGGGTGTGGAAATTGTTTTCGGGTTCTAAGTTTGTAGTTGAGGGCAATAAGCTCTTAACCAATGACCTTGAAACCGATGATAGCGTGATTATCCAGTATATCAAACAGATTACGGATATATCGCTATATACGTCTGAATTTTGTATCTGTTTTGCCTTTGAACTGGCGATAGAACTTGCGCCTAAACTGGCGGGTGAGGCAGGTAAGGCTATGAGGGAATTGCTGAAAAAAGAGTATCTGATTTATCAGAAAGAGGCATACAGGCTTAATGCCTTTGAAGGCAATCCCTTTGATGATGACAATGAAAAGCCCGTTGACGAAGGACTTTACACATGGCAAAAAGAGGGGAGATAATTGCGACTATTTCAGACGAACTTTACAGGCGGTGAATGGAGTGAACTGCTTGAAGGGCAAGTAACACTTGAAAAGTATGCCAATGCCTGTTATAAGCTGGAGAATTTCTATCTCTATCCACATGGCCCTGCGGTATATCGTCAGGGCTTTAGGTTTATAGGCGCAACAAGAGACGGAGCAACAGAAGCCTCAGTTCTCATTCCCTTTGAATTTTCCTCTACTCAGGCTTATATGCTTGAATTTGGAAAAGAGTATATCAGGTTCTTTCGCAATCAAGCGCCTATCACACTTACGGCTCAGAATATAACGGGTATTACAAAGGCAAGCCCCGCAGTTGTAACTTACGATGGTTCAGACACTTATGCTAATGGCGACAGGGTTTTAATCTCAGGCGTTGTAGGCATGACAGAGGTTAATAACAGAGAATTTCAAGTCGCTAACGTCAGCACGGGCAACAATACTTTTGAACTCTCAGGGATTAATAGTTCGGCATATACTACATATACATCGGGCGGCACAGTTGCGGAAATATATCAGATAACCAGTCCTTACGCTGAAGTTGATTTGACAGGCATTAAATACTGTCAGTCAGCAGATACGCTTTATTTATTACATGGCAGTTATGCGCCAAGAAAACTAACAAGAACTGGACATACATCATGGACATTAACGACTATTGCATTTAATCCTCCTGCAACATCAGAGCAGGGTATATCACCGGATGCGACACTTACACCTGCGGCAACAACTGGCGACTCAGTAACATTTACTGCGGGAGCTGCCGTATTCCAGACGGGGGATGTTGGCAGGGTTATAAGTTCAGGAGCAGGGAAGGCAACTATAGTATCTTTTAGCTCAACGACACAGGTATCATGCGCCATAACTGACGCATTTGCAAGCACTGATGCTATAGCATCTGGTTCATGGAAGATAAACGGAAGTCCAAACGGCAGCCTTACGCCTTCAATCAAGACTCCTATCGGAGCAATCTGCACTCTTACATCATCAGGTGAAAGCGAGACATTCACAAATATTTTAAATCACGAAGACCCGCCTGTAAGCGATTGGACGGCTTCTGGCTCTGGAACTAACGAATATTACATGCTCAACACTGCGCCTTTTTATGCCTCTTCCAAGCCTGATAGAGTCTATATTAATGCGGTGCTTGCAATAGAAGGGGCTGTAGGTTCTCTCGGCTTAACACAATGGGGCTGGGGGGACAATGATACTCTTGGGTATAGCACTATTTACATCAGGCTTGTTGACGGAGCGGATCCCGATACAAAAAGCACAGAGGCAAGCCCTGACGATGATTTTCTTCAGAAGTCGGATGTTGTAGCAACGGCAGACCTTTTCAGAAGTTCAGATGAAGGCAAATATATACGCATTAACAGCGGCTTTATTAAGATTACACAGTATGTCAATGCAACACAGGTTAAGGGAAAAATATTGAAAGAGCTTACGGCTGTTACAGCCTCTACAACGTGGAGTTTAGAAAGTGATATGTGGTCTACTACAAATGGTTATCCTGTTTGTGGGACATTTTTTGAAAATAGGCTCGCTTTGGCAGGAACGGCGGCATATCCCGATACAGTCTGGGGTTCGGTATCTGGTGATTACGAGAATTTCACTCCGGGGTCTGACGCTTCTGACTCTTATGAATTTACACTCGGCGGCAAGCAGGTTAATGTTATAAGGTGGATTGAGTCAAGAGATTATTTAATTCTCGGCACAATGGCGGGTGAATGGCGGCTGGGGCCTGAAGATACAGGTACAGCGCTAACACCGACAAATGTTATAGCAAAACAACAGACGACCTATGGCTGTGCGAATTATATACCTGTTACAATAGGCTCTTCCACAATGTTCTTGCAAAGAGCCGGAAGGAAGATAAGGGAGTTTACATATAAGTTTGAGACCGATGGTTTTGTAGCTCCTGATATGACAATACTTGCGGAGCATATCTCTAAGGGCGGGATTGTTGGTATGGCTTATCAGCAGGAGCCAGCGTCAATACTCTGGTGCATAAGGGATGATGGTGTTCTTATAGGACTTACATACATGCGGGACGAGGATGTTATAGGCTGGCACAGACACCCTATGGGAACGGCAGAGGTAGAAAGTATTGCAGTTATCCCCGGAAGTGGATATGACGAACTATGGGCGGTAATTAAGCGAACAATCAATGGTGCAACTGTTCGCTATGTTGAGATGCTTGAAGAAAGATTTGACGATACATCAGCAACATATATCAGCAATAACGGGCTTAATGCATTCTTTGTTGACTCAGGATTGACATATAACAGCACGGCTACATCAACTATAACTGGATTATGGCATCTTAACGGCGAATCAGTAGCCATACTTGCAAATGGCGGGCCACATGCAAATAAGACTGTCTCAAACGGTAGGATAACACTGGACAGATCAGCCTTAGTCGCTCATGTCGGGCTTGGATATACAGGGACATTACAGCTGATGCGTCCTTCAATTCCACTTAAAGTAGGGACTTCTCAATCACTTATAAGACGGATAATCAAGGTTTTTGCAAGGGTCTATCGCTCAGGAACTTTCAAGTGTGGCACTGATGCTGATAATCTAAAGGTTGTTAAATACCGCGACCCTCAGACACCTATGGGACAGGCATCGGCATTATTTACAGGCGATGTTACAGATAATCCGGGCTTTGATGGAGATTATAACAGGGATTCAAGGGTTATGATTGTGCAGGATAACCCACTGCCATTAACTGTTGTAGGCGTAACTTTTGAGGTGGATGTATGATACGAGAAGCGACAAAGGACGATGTTGAAAATATCAGTATCTTATGGGAAATGATGGTTAATGAGATGCGCCCTGAATTGACACCGAATAAAAACTGGTGGGCAAGTATGTGTAAATCTTTTTTAGCACAAGAGACAACTGGATATAAAATTGTAGTTGCTCAGAAAGAAGATGAAATTATAGGCTTTGTTGACGGCTTTATATTTCCAGAGCCTTCAACAGGGAAGATTCACGGCGTGGGACAACATTTTTTTATCCTGCCCGAATACAGGAAAGGCTCGGCAGCAGCAGGACTCTACAAGACTATTGTTAGCATTGCCATTAAAAAAGGCGCAGAGGTGTTAGAGTTTTTTTGTTTTCCCGAAGGTATGAAATTTTGGGGGAAAAGAGGATATAAATTAACTCGGTGCATGATGAGGAGAGAAATCAATGTTTGACCCTGTAACCATTGCTTTAGTAGCAGCAGGCGCAGTATCAACTTATGGAACTTTAAAAGCGGGGCATGATGCAAAAGTAGCGGGTGAGAATCAGCAGACAATCGCTAACTATAATGCTCAGGTAGCGGAGCAAGAAGGACAGGCAGCCAAGCAAAAAGCAGAGTATGACGCTAAAATACATGCCGATAAGGTTCGGAGCTTTCTAAGTATGCAAAGGGCTGAATACGGCAAGTCAGGCATTGAAGCTTCAGCAGGTTCTCCGCTTCTGGTCATGGAAGATACTGTCAAGAAGGGCAAGCTTGATGAATTGGCAATTAAGTATGGCGGTGATGTTGCGGAGATTAACAAGAGAAGTGAGGCAGGCGGTTTAAGAATGGGCGGGTCTCTGTATAAGCAAGCGGGAAAGAACGCTCAAACGGCAAGTTATTATCAGGCAGGATCATCACTTTTAAGTTCGGGCGCAAAGGTGTATGGTGCATATAAATATGGAAGTGGAGGGTAATCTATGCCAATAGTCCCATATCAGCAGAATAAGACAATCTCAGGCGAAGCGCCAAGCGCAAGAGCGCCTATCCCTTCGGCATCGGGCGCAGGCATAGTAGGCGCAGGGATAAGCAGTTTAGGCAAGGGGATAGGGGATGTTGCTGATGTATTTGCGAAAATTGAGAAGCAAAAAGAAGGCAATAAACTAATTGAGATTGGTTCTAAAATCAATAATGATATACTGGCGTTTGAAACAAAATTTAAACAGGAAAACAAAGGTATAAACGCTTCTGAAAGTCAATTCCGGGCTGGCGAATTTACCAAAACCCTTTACGATAAATACGCAACTAAAGACAGTAGCGAATATTCTAAGAATGCGATAAAAAAACATATCAGCGCACACGATTATAGCTTAAAAAGCAAGCTTGCCTCTTATGAGGCAGGAGAATCAAAGAATTATGCGACAGACGTAAGGAAACTTGATTTTGAATCATCATTAAAATTAGCGCAGAGTGGCGATGTTTCAACGGCAATAATTAATTACGAAAAAACTTTAAAATCTCAAAAAGATAATGGCTCAATCAGTGCAACGGATTATGATATAGAGACAATAGAAGCAAAAAGCGCAATGTATTCAGCACATATAACCGAACTTTTAAATACAGACCCAAAGAGCGCAAAAGACGTTTTTAATGTGGTCAAGCAAGACCTCACAGCAAAAACTCAAGCGGCATTAGAGGCAAAGATTAAGCCCGCAGTTATAAGACGGACTGGGGTTGATATAGGCACGGATATATTTAAGAACGATAAATCCGGCAGTCTTGAAACTATGATTGACAATGTAAAGGGCAAAAAACTTGATGCTGAGACTGAGCATATAGCGATTGCAGAAATCAAAGATATGTGGAATGTTAAAAAGACTGATGAGGCAAAAATAAAGACGGATGCGATAAAAGAAGTCAATGATATACTTGTGCCGATAGCACTAAAGAGAAATGGCATAAACAAGCAAGGTGATTTGACTGATGCTCAATGGTCAAAACTCATAAATGATAATGCCGAATATGCGGCTAAACTACAGGACAGCATGAGGAAAGATGCCGATTATATTATAAGGCAGAATAAAGCGGATAAACGAGAGGACATGAAAGCGGTAAGAGAGGCAATGTTCTACAAAAAGATAGAGCAGTCTGAAAACGAAAGCCTTATACTTCTTAACCCTGATTTTGCGACTTATGATTTAGCCTCTGCACTTGCGCTAAGTAAAATAGATAACACTCAATACCTAAAATTAAAGAAGCTACAGGAAGCCGCAGAACCATTGAAGAATGACGCTGTAAAAAGCGCACTACAAAAGGTCAACCAGGGGTCAGCACTTGCAGGGGCATTGAATGTTGACGATAAGAACGCCGAGGCTATATGGAAGCAGAAGTATGGAGACCTCGTTAAAGCATACGCATACAATAATTGGGGCAAGCCTGACTTTGAAAAAGGTTTATCTGAGTTCTTGGAAAATCAGGTATTCAACAAAATGGTATCAAGCTGGTTCAAAAAAGATACTACAGACAGAGACTTGAAATTCCAGAAAGCAAAAGAGATAGCTGGAGAATTGCCGGAGAAGGTAAAAGGTAAACAGGTTAAACCAGCCACAGAGGGCAAGAAAGTAATTGAGCGCAGGAAAACAGCGTCAGGCAAGACGCTTATTAAATACTCCGATGGCACAATAGTAGAGGAGAAGTAATGCCGACTATTCAGGAAGAATGGGAAAGCGCAAAGCCGATACCTCAGTCGTCATTGCAAGACGACTGGGATAACGCTGCGCCTCTCAATCTCAAAGAGACTTCTGATGTTTCACAAACACCTAAAGAGGGCAATGTTTATTTTGAGCAGGGCAAATCACAATCATTATGGGATTCGGTTATAAACCTTTTTGATAATCCACAAAAGGAAGCGGCAAAAGCAGTAGAGGCGGTTATATTATCCGAAACATATAAAGACCCTGATGGTTTAGGCAGGGGAATTACACCTTCAACAGCTTATACATTTGCAGACCAACTTAAAAAGAACATTGAAATAAATCCCATCGCTGCAATGAAGCACTCCACTATAACACAAAGAATCGGACAGTCATGGGATATAGGGCTAAAACAAAATCAGACAGGCGAACTTGGCTATAAATATATTATATCAGGCAATCCAAAATATCTTGATGAGATTCGCAATGTAGGGCTGCCAACGGCAGAAGAAACATTTATATCTCAGGGAGGATTGGAAGATTCCGTAAGGTCTGCCGCAAAGTTACTACCGATGATGGTGGATTCAGCATTGGAAGGTGGAAGCAAGGGGCTGACAATCGGCATGGGTTTTGGACTTATATCCCTATTAGCAGGGCAGCCAGAGCTTGTTCCTGTAATGATGAAGGCGGGGTTTATGATAGGTGGAACGGAGGGCGCTTTTGAATCGGCATTAAGAAAAGAGAGTGGACTTGCATTATCGGAAATAATTACACTTAAAGATGCACAGGGCAAACAGATAGACCCCAATATCGCAAGGGGAGCGGCCTTTGGAATAGGTGTTATAAATGCAGGGATTGAAGTCGCTCAAATTTCAACACTCCTAAAAACAATTCCAGGTGCAAAGAAACTTTTTAGCAAAGCAATTTTAGATGTTGTTGCAGATAAGACCATAAAAC